TTAACCGAATACTTTTTCCAAATGTGCTTGGTAGTCTGCTAAGTATTGTTCTACTTGTGGATTTTTAATCACATCGTTACATAAGAATGTCGGCAGACGGGTCAAACCGATGAACTCATTGAGTTTGTGAAAGTGCATGTATAACGCATCCACGCCTTTGCCTTCGAAGAAGTCGCCTTCACGGGTAAACGCTTCAATAGGCGCATTCCACGTAAGCGAAAGCATGTGTTTTTTACCTTGTAATAAGCCACCTGTGCCGTAGCCTTCTGTCGGATTGACACGATGACGGCCATCACTGTGGTAAAGCTTGCCGTGTCCAGCGGTTAATACTTCGTCTATGTATTTTTTCACTGTCCAAGGTTCGTGCATCCACCAACCTGGCATCTGCCAAATCACAGCATCCATCCAAACAAATTTTTCAACTTCTGCTTCAACATCATAGCCGGCATCAATCACGGTTTCTTTTATATTGTGTCCAAGTGCGGTCAAAATTTCTTTCGCTTTTTTGTGAAGTGTGTGATTTAACTCACCATGTGAATGTCCGAAATCTTTACCACCGTCTAGTAATAAAATATTCATTTTTTCTCCTTTAACTAATAATTTACCGATTACTAAGCACTTTACTAATGCAACAATTTAACCAATCAATAAGCGCCAACTATTAAACGTACTACTCAAATTCGAGAGTTTGATAGAAGTTAAAAGCGCAATAAAAAAGCCTTGAAGTCATTATTTTCAAGGCTTTAAAGTCTTTCATAGGACTTGATAGGTTTATTTTGTGGTGGAGCTGGCGGAAACTGATCTAGATAAATATCACTTTGTTTTTAAAAGATATATTTCAAAGATAAAATCAGCCTACTACCAAGCTTACTACAATAAAAAAACAGGACGCCAATTCAGACGTTATTTAGCCTAATTTTGCCGAGATTATAACATCAAATTTTGCAATTGCTTGCGTTATTTTGCGTTAAAGGATCTGATTAAAAGGATCTGAAAGGCGGTAGATCTGAAAAGGATTTATAAAGGGTCTAAATTTGCGTTGAAACATACACATTTACTGTGCGGGCGTGGCGAGGTTTTGTCTGCGATTTTTCGTGCGTGCATTTGGGCTAAAAATAAGGTTGAAACAGGGCTTTAAAGTTTGTTCTATTAATTGATTTGATATAATAAAATAGGAAGATACTAATACTACACAAGACAAAAACAGTTACTCGCGCAATAAAAAACCCGCATTTCTGCGGGCTGTTTATTTTGAAAGGATCTATTGTAGTAATTTGTATTCGGTAAACGAGATCACATCTTCCCCTACCCAACTGTTAATCTCTTTCAAGCGTTCTTGCAATGGGATAATCTCATTGATAAAGAATACTCGTGTTGCCTTTTCAACATCACCAAAACCGCCTGTGTTATTAGGCACAATCCCCATTAATTGCGGCGGTACACGGTGGGCCGCCAATACATCATCACGGCTTGCATTTTTAATATTTAAGAAGTCATCTTTTGCCACTGCATCAGACAATGGAATGACTTGCATCCCGTCTTTCTTGCCGTTAGGAATATACACGAATAAATTCTTAAAGTTGCCAGTGCCTTTTGTTTGACGGATTTGTGTTTTGATTGCTTCAATGTCGTCTTTGTTTTGTGTTGGGTCGGTCATGTAAATAATCGAACCCGCATGCGCACCGTTCAAATAATATTTGCGACGGAATAAGGTTGCACTTTCATTCAAGAAAGCTGATTGTAATGCCGCTAAATATTCCGGCACGCCGTAAATTTCTTGGTTTACATCAGGGTTGATCAGATTAAACACTGCATCTTTCGGGAATTCATATTCATCAAAGCCATTAACTATCTGATAAAAAATGCCTTTCTTCACGCCAACGCGCATATATTTTGCAAGGGGCGATTTTAACGCAATCACTTTCCCGAATGTGTTTTCAACTTTTTCAAGGTAAGCATTACCGAATACTAAGTAATCTTGCACCAGTTTTTCTAACTGCGTGCGTGGTAAAAGTGCGGTCGTTTTACAGGTAGAAAGCAAAATATTTTTCTTCACCGTGATCGCACTGTTATGATGTGCAGATGCATTTAAGGCTTTGGCAAGATAACTTAAATTAATTGGCGGGTTGTAATATTTCTCATACATCAACACGCTTTCGAAATAATTCAATACTTCTGCACGGTCAAGCACGGGAATAGGTTCACCAAAGCTGAACGCCTGTGCTTGATTCCCCGTAGAAAGTGCGGTTGATTTTTTTGATTTTTTGCTCATTTGGTAATCCTATTCAAAAGTGAAAATGGTTGATTGGTTACTTGATACATCGCCGTTTAAACCATAAGGCACATTTAAAATGCAGTTCATGATTGCCCATGATAAGTCGCCGTGGCTTGCATCTTCTGAACGGTCAGAAACATAAGTAATCTTCCCTGTTCCGGTAATACGTTTTTTAACTGTCATAAAACTGGTGATGATTTCGTTACCATCAAATTTAAGGCGACGTTTCTGAATTAAGTTTTGCGTTTTTAATACCATCTCATTTTTTAAATCGGCGTTGTAATCAAGACCGATTGCCATTGGATAGAATTTTTTAACTTCTTGGAATACGCCCGAACCCATCCCCGTTTTATCAATCACAATGCGGGTGACATTGTAATCGTCACAGAAACTTTTAATTCTGCTCGCTTGTGCTTCATAATCCATGCCGTGAAATGTTTGCCAATGCAAAACACGATAATCACCGCCTTCCACTTTAGGCGGGGCAATAATCGCCAACGCTGCACGGTCGCCAGTAAAGGCGGGGTCATAACCTAACCACACTTCACGATTACCAAATGGGCGTTGATAGAATGGCTTGTAATCGAGCCATTCTTCTAAGCTGTCAACTTGGCAAAGTTGCAAGTCGGCAAATTTAAACGCTGACGTATTATCATCAGCGAATTGACATAGGTATAATTGTTCAAATTCAGCTTTACTGTTTTCTGCAATCAAATTATTAATGTCGAAAAGAGTACAGCCACCCTCCATCGCATCATAAATACTCACAATTTGTTTCCATTGGCTATCAGCACAAAACTTCCCGTTTTTTAAATTTTCATGAGAAATATCAATTTCAACTTTTTCTGATTTTGGTCGATCTCGATTGAAAGCTTTGCCAGAAAAAAAAGCATAAGCCGAATGGGCAATCGTAGAAGGAGTCGAGAAGTAAGTTTGACGATACATTTTTTGAGACGCCATAGCTGATGCGACTTTCCGCATTTCTTCAAATTTAGGAACCCAGAAAATTTCATCAAAATATAAATTGCCGTGGTACGATTGAGCCGTGGCGGAATTAGTCCCCAAGAAAATCAATTCAGCCCCATTTGGTAATTTGATGGTTTCACCTTTTAAATCTACGTCCGCCGTTTGTTTGGCATAGCTCACAATATACGATCGAAACTGCAGGGCTTGTTTCTTACTGGCAGAAAGAAAGATTTGGTTGTGGCCCGTTGTCAACGCATCCACGAAGGCTTCATGGGCGAAATAGTAAGTTGCCCCGATTTGTCGGCTTTTCAAAATATTTCTGATGCGATGTTCTTTGGCTTTATGCCAAACACGCTGATAATTAAACATCCCATCAAGAAAGCCATTAATCAGCAATTCTTCTTGTTCCTGATCAATGGCATTTTGTTCTGCTTTCTTCCGTTCGGCTTTGTTTCGATTAGCCAATTTAGGATTTAAATCCACTTCATTGCCATCACCGAAAGAATATTTTTTCACTCTCGCCATGCGTTCCATTTGACGACCAAGCAAATCAATTTCTTTATAGTCCGACCCGCTTTTATCTTCTTTTGCAATCAGCAAATTCAATCTTGTTTCAAGGGCTAATTCAACACGCCCAACAGGGGCAACATCATCCCATTTTTCGCGATCTTTCCAACTTGAAATCGTGGATGCAGCAATATCAAGCTGACGAGCAATTTCAGCGATTTTATAACCGCTAAAATACATCTGTTGCGCTTTTCTTTTTATTTCCGCCGTTACATCGGGCGAAGCTTGATTAATAACTTGTTCGTCCATTCATCATCCTTTCAATTTACAACCGCATAATAGAAAGGGGCTTGCCGTTAGTCTTTACAGCTCACCTGTGAACAGAAAAGCAACAAAAACAACCCATAGACCGCAAAAATTAAACCTTTCAGAATAATGGCAATCTTTGAGCCAAACCAACCACAGAAAGGACAACCAATGGCAAAAAAATCTAAATGGGTAGTTGTCGCAACAGAAGGGGCAACAACTGACGGCCGCATAATTCAGCGCAACTGGATTGAAGAAATGGCTGAAAGTTATGATCCAAAAAACACCTACGGCGCACGCATCAATCTTGACCACATCAAATTCTCTGTCTATCTCCCTGAACTTGCCAATGCTCATTGCTTTGGTGACGTCTTAGCCGTGAAAGCAGAAGAACGTGAAGATGGCAAGTTACAGCTTTTAGCCGAACTTCAACCAACTGATGCACTCATTGCCTTAAATAAGGAAGGTCAAAAAGTTTACACATCAGTTGAAATTGACACCAATTTTGCAGACACAGGCAAGGCATACTTAGTCGGTTTAGCCGTGACAGATAATCCGGCAAGCTTAGGCACAGAGATGTTAAGTTTCTCGCACAATGGCTTAAATGCTCGCAAATTAAAAGCGGAAAACATCTTCACCGCTGCTGTTGAAACGGAATTGGAATTTGTTGAAGAAGCAGAAAAAAGCCCATCTGTGTTGGAAAAAATCAAAGCGTTATTTGCGAAAAAAGAAAAATCAGATGATGAACGCTTTTCTGACCAATCCAGTGCCATTGAGCTTTTAGCCGAACAACAAAAGGAAATCTTAGAAAAATTGACCGCACTTCACGGCGATTTGGAAAATCAAAAAGCCGAAATTGAAGAAATGAAAGCGGGCAATGAAGAAATCCATGCCACGTTTGAAGAACTCAAACAAAAGCCGGCACAAGCCGAAAACTCCCGCCCATTAGTTTATGGTGAAGAACCTGAAACTGACGGCCGCTTCTTTTAATTTATCTTAGGAAAAAACCAAATGAATAAATTTACTCAACAAAAATTCCAAGCTTACATTGCAGGCGTTGCACAAGATAACGGCGAAGATGTGGCATTCGTTGCGAATGGCGGACAATTCACTGTCGAACCAACCATTCAACAAAAACTTGAAAACGCAGTACTTGAAAGCTCCGATTTCTTAAAACGCATCAACGTTGTGATGGTGCAAGATATGAAAGGTTCTGCATTACGTTTAGGCGTACTTTCACCAGTTGCAAGCCGCACAGATACCAACACCAAAGCACGTGAAACCACTGACATTCACAGCTTGCAAGAAAACTTATATTCTTGCGAACAAACCAACTTTGACACGCATTTAAACTATGCAACGTTAGACAGTTGGGCGAAATTCCCTGACTTTGCGGCACGTGTTGGCAAACTTAAAGCAGAACGCATTGCATTAGACCGTATCATGATCGGTTGGAACGGCACAAGCGTGGCGGCAACAACCAACCGTACATCAAATCCATTATTGCAAGATGTAAACAAAGGCTGGTTGAAACAAATCGAAGATAAAGCAACTGCACGCGTAATGAAAGAAGCGAAAAGCGGTACAGGCAAAATCGAAATCGGTGCAGGCAAAGAATATAAAAATCTTGATGCATTAGTTTATGCACTGAAAGAAGATTTCATCCCTGACCAATACCGTGATGACACAAAACTTGTGGCGATTATGGGTAGCGACTTGTTAGCGGATAAATACTTCCCGTTAATCAATCAAGATAAACCAAGCGAGCAAGCGGCAGGCGATACTATTATCAGCCAAAAACGTGTTGGCGGTTTACAAGCCGTAACCGTGCCATACTTCCCGAAAGGCACTGTATTGGTGACATCACTCGACAACTTGTCAATCTATGTGCAAGAAGGTCGCGTTCGCCGTCACTTAAAAGACGTGCCGGAACGCAACCGTGTGGAAGATTACTTGTCATCCAATGAAGCTTATGTAGTTGAGAACTACGAAGCCGTGGCGATGGCGAAAAACATCACCATTCTTGATGCACCAACTCACGCGTAATCACAATGCGACCAACTAAACGTCACTTTCTCGAAGTTTCTGCCGCTATCGCTAATGCGGCAGAAACCGAAGATCTAAGCGACTTCACGGAATACGAAAAAATGTGCCGTATTCTTGCGCGACATCGAAAGGATTTGAAAAACATCCAATCGACCGAACGCAAAGCCGCATTTAAAAAGCAAATTTTGCCTGACTATCTGCCATGGATTACAGGGGCGTTATCTGCCGGAACAGGCAAACAAGATAACGTCTTGATGACATGGTGCGTGTGGGCAATCGACTGCGGGGAATATCACCTTGCCTTGCAGATTGCTGATTATGCCGTATTCCATGATTTGCGTTTGCCTGAACCGTTCACACGAACACTTGGCACATTATTGGCGGAAGAATTTGCCGACCAAGCAAAAACCGCACAAGCCGCCAATCAGCCATTTGAAGTGGCTTACTTAGAGCAAGTACAACGCATCACGGCTGAATGTGACATGCCAGATGAAAGCCGTGCACGATTATTGCGCGAATTGGGTTTGTTATTGGTTGAAAAGAACCCTGAACAAGCACTGGCATATTTAGAACGTGCTTTGGGTTTAGATCAGAAAATTGGCGTGAAAGGCGATATTAAAAAATTACGCAAAAAATTAAGCAAAGCCGATGAATAATCGGATTTGATAATGAGCAAACCACGCACCCGCGGGGCGGATAAAAGCGCGGTCAGGTTTCTTTACCTCTTTTCCTGATTGTTGCTCTTTATCCTCACCCCGCTTTTTTATAGGTAGATTTTATGTCAGACGGTGCAATCTCAATCAAACTCGCCCCCGATTATGAAATGGGCGCAGTGCAAAAACAACTGGATGATTACGGAACAGGCGAAGATATTATTCGAAATGATGATTTTTTCCCTGATATTTCTCTTTCTGCTTTTCGCAATCAATATCGTGCAGACGGCACAGTCACCGAACAACGCTTGCAAGATGCATTGATTGAAGCCATCGCCAGTGTAAATGATGAATTATCTACATTCAAAGCACAAAGCGAACATCACTTCCTTGAACAAATCCCCGCACCATCAGTCAACGGCGAAAGCGTGTTGATTTATCGCTATAAACGCGCGGTGAATTGTTTGGCACTGGCTAACCTTTACGAGCGTTACGCAAGCTATGACAGCACCAATGATGGCGAAAAGAAAATGGATTTACTCAAAGACAGCATCAACGAATTAAGACGAGATGCACGCTTTGCCATTAGCGACATTATCGGCAAAAGACGGGTCGATGCGGAGTTAATTTAATGGAAGTTTACGCACAACAAAATGACAACTTGGACGCCATTCTTTATCGCTATTTTGGCCGCAGTGAAGGGCTTTTAGAAATTGCGTGCGAATTAAATCCGCACTTAATGGATAAGCCCGTCATTCCCATCGGAACACCAGTAATATTGCCTGAGGCTGACACTGAAAAGATCAGCGTAGCAAGTGACACTATACAACTTTGGAGCTGATATGCACGACACACCATCAAGAGCATCTTACATATCAGGATTATTTGCCTTCTTCATCGGACGCATTGCGGATATGTTTTCAAATGTAAATTGGGCTGACGTCGCATCAGCAACAGGTATTGTGATCGGCGTCGCAACATTCCTTGTAAATTGGTATTACAAGAAAAAAGATTTTGAATTAAAAGAAAAAGAATTAAACCAACGGAGCCATCACCATGATTAAACGATCAGCAAAATACGTCTGCGCCGTCACGGCTGTTGTTGGGCTTGTTATCGCCACGCATGGAAATGAAATTAGAACATCAGAAAAAGGCTTATTGCTGATTGGTAATGCAGAAGGTTGCATGCAAAAACCATATCAATGCCCCGCTGATGTTTTAACAGTCGGCATTGGCACAACAGATGCAGTAGAAAGAATTAACCGAAATAAAATTTACACCTTGCAAGAAGTGGCTGAATTATACACGAAAGGCATTAAGCAAGCCGAAAAGTGCGTGAATACCTATGCCAACGGTCAAGCAATGCCGCAAGGTGCATTTGATGCCTTAGTGTCAATTACCTTTAATGCAGGATGCGGGAACTTAAAAAACAGCACGCTTTTTAAAATGGCACGGAAAGGATATAGCAAAGCCATGTGCGGTCAATTTGAACGATGGATTTATGCAAACGGCGTTCCACTGAAAGGCTTAATTGAAAGACGACAAAAGGAGAAAGCATTATGTTTGGGTTCTTAACGAAAAAAGAAAAATACATTTTATTGGTTGGCCCGCTCATGCTTGTGGCGATCATCCTGTTTCAAGGATGGCAAGCCAACCACTGGCGAGCCGAAGCGGCAAAAGAAGAACAATTAAAACAACAATGGGAAGCGTCTTACGTTGCCTTAAATGAAAGCGTGGATAAATTCAACGAGCAACAAAAAGCACTCACGGAAGCCGTTAATCAATTAAAAATCTCTCAAACCAAGCAAACACAGGATTTAAAAAATGCACTTAAAAAACACCAAGATTGGGCTGACACTTTTATCCCTGATGACGTTAGCGGCGTGTTCAACCACACCGAAAATCATTAAACAGCCAATTCTATGCCCGCAAGTTGCAGAATGCACGCCATTTGCCGCCACAATTAAAACAAACGGCGATTTGGCTAACGCCTATCTACAAAGCCAACAAAAGCTAAGTGTATGCATTGTTGAAAATCAAGCATTAAAGAAATGCATTGATGAATTTAATAAACAGGAAACACAATGACCGATCAATTTGACCGTGCGCAAGAACTCGAACAAATGACACGTGATATTGCGTTAAAAAAACACCGCACTTTTAAAGCAATCAGTGAGTTTTATTGCGAAGATTGCGACATTCCCATTCCTGAAAAACGCCGACAATTAATTCAAGGCGTAACCCGTTGCGTGGATTGTCAGCAAAAATACGAAATGCAACAACGGAATTTCAGAAAATGAAAAAGCCAAACCAACTGCGCAAAATCCTTGAGCAAAGTCACCAAGACTTTGTGAAAAATCCTGACCGCTTACAGCTTTATGTTGACGGTGGTCAAGTTGTTGCAACAGGCAGCACATCACTGAGCTTTGAGTATCGTTACACACTCAACATCATCATCACTGATTTCGCCTTTGATATTGCAAGCCTCATCGTGCCGATTAATGCGTATTTACGAAAAAACCAACCTGAACTATTCGAAAATCCGCAACGCCGTGAAAACGCCTTTAAATTTCAAATGGATTACAACAATAACAACACGGCGGACGTGTCGTTTGAAATTCAACTTACCGAACGCGTTGTGGCAAAACAAGTTGGCGAAAACGTGCAGATGACTTACGCCACAGAACCAACCGCACCGGAATGGGAAACATTAAACACATTGAAAGTCTATCTTGAAAAAATAGACGATGAACATTTGATTTTCAAAGGCGGTGAATAATGGCAACGGTGGAAGAAGTACAAGCGAAATTAACCGCACTGATTAATAATCTCTCACCACAAGCCCGCCGCCAGTTGGCCCGCAACATTGGGCAAGCTTTACGAAAAAATCAACAAGCCCGCATCGCACGTCAAGAAAACCCAGACGGCACAGCATTTGAGCCAAGAAAACAAAGAAAAGAATTTGGCAAAAAGAAAGGCAGAATTAAACGAAAAGCCATGTTTGCTAAGTTGAGAACGGCAAGATATTTCAAAATTCAAAGTAATGCCAATGAAGTGTCGGTTGGGTTTAATGGGTCAAGTGCAATGATCGCAAAAGTGCATCAATACGGATTAATGAGCAGTCCATCAAAAACAAAAGATTTCAAAGTGCGATATGCACAGCGTGAATTGTTAGGCTTTAGCCAAAGCGATTTAGATGTGATTGAAGATTTAGTTTTAGCGCAATTATCTATGTAACCTATGTGACTAAATATTGGTTTTTGTATTGTTTGCAGCCAAAACAACTAGCCCAAAAATAAGGGTAAACAATATAGATAAAATAACGCTATCAGTGATAAGCCAAAGAACAAAAATCAACGAGATAATAGGAACAAATGCCACGGTTGCCATACTAAACACAGCAGAAATAGCAGCAAAAGTTAGGCTGCCAGTAAAAAACAAACCTAATCCAATGAATAACGGAATGCCAATTAATGCAAGTATAAGCGACATATATTCTCCTGTTAGTTTGTTTTGTTTAATTATTAAACATAGAAAAATAATTTGTCAATAAAAATAGTGAGTTTTTATGAATAATTTACAATTATCTGTTTTGTTAAATGCCATTGATAAAATGTCAGCACCAGTTCGGAACGCCTCCAAAAGTGTTCGGGAATTGTCTGCGAAGTTGCGTGAAAACAAAAATGCACAACGCCAACTAGCACAACAAAACAAACAGCATGCAGAAGCCATGAAACAATATGCCTCAACGATCAACCCGTTGAAAGCAAAATTATCATCTTTAAATAACGAACTGTCTGCGGCAAAACAAAAAGCGACGTCTTATTCTCAATATTTAAAAAATGCCAAAAATCCAACTGAAGGATTTAAAAAAGAAGTTGAAAAAGCCAGAAGTGCAGTCAAAAAACTCAAACAAGAACAAGTTGCCGCATCAAATAAATTACAACAGGCAAAACTAGCCTTATCGCAAGCTGGTATTTCAGCTGAAAAATTAGCTCAAAATCAGCGAAACTTACAAAGAAATACGAAAGCAGCAACAGATCAAATCAAACACCAAGAAGAAGCGTTGAAGAAATTGAACGCCAAACAAGCTGCCTATAATCGCTATCGTGGACAAGTTGAAAAATTAAAAGATATTAGTGGGAAAGCTCAAATTATTGGTGCGCAATCCATGGCGGCAGGTGCGACAATTACTGCGCCAATCGCCAATGTCACAAAAGATTTTATGACTTTTGAAGATGCCATGATCGGCGTCGCTCGTCAGGTCGATGGATTAAAAGATAAATCGGGGAACTTTACGCAAGAATTTGACCAATGGAAAATCAAAATTCATGACCTATCAAAAGAATTACCACTCACAACCGTGCAAATTGCGAACATGATTGAAAGTGCGGCAAGAATGGACGTGCCAAAAGAACAGCTTGCCGAATTTGTGAGATTAAATACACAAATGGCAACAGCATTTGATGCGGCTAATCCGGATGAGCTTGTCGAACAATACGGCAAAGTAACAAAAAACTTTAAACTATCTGCACAAGCATCACGCGAACTGGCTGATGCCATTAATTATCTTGATGATAACGCTATTTCTAAAGGGACAGAAATCATCGGATTTATGAACCGAGTGTCGGGGATTTCTGGCATCGCCAATATTAGCGAAAAGAATATGGCGGCTTTAGGGTCAACCTTGCAAACTGCAGGGGCGGCAGAAGAACAATCAGCGACCGCCGTCAATGCCATCTTCACTCGCTTGTCACAAGCAAGCAAGAAAAAGCCCGTTAAAAATGGCTTGGCCGCGTTAGGATTAAGCGCCAATGCCGTTGAATTAGGCATGGTTAAAGATGCACAAGGCACGATTTTTAAAATCGTGGACGCACTCAAAAAACTGCCTGAATCAAAACGACTAGGCACCATTGCAGATTTAGTCGGCACGGAGCATACAAAAACACTCGCATTGTTAGTATCAAATACAGAAGAATGGCGCAGACAAATTGAACTGGCAAATAGCGAAGCAGCAAAAGGATCAATGGGGCGTGAATTTGACACAAGAATGAAAGCCTTGTCTGCGTCAACTCAAATTTTCACAAACCGCTTATTTAACTTGAAAACGGCAATTGGCGGCACACTCGCCCCAACCTTACACCACATCTTAGATAAGTTGGGCGGCGTAGTTGATAAATTTAAGGCTTGGGTTGAAACAAACCCAGAACTTGCTAGAAAAATTTTACTTGTCGCATCAGCATTAGGAACAACACTTACTGCATTTGGTGCGCTAAGTCTTGCATTAAGCTTTGTTTTATATCCTATGGCACGGGTTGCACTTGGATTCGGGAAACTCACTGGGCTAAATACACTGCTTGCAAAAAGCTTTAATTACACGGCAAAGGCAGCAATCGCATCTAATAAAAATTTACTCTCATTCCGTGGGTGGTCAAATATTTTTTCATCAGCACAAACAAACCTAACAGGCCTTCTAGGGAAAATCACTAAACTAAATACACTAAAAGTATTATTAGGTGCATTGAAAGCATGGACAATGCCTGTGAGAATGATTTTTATCGGATTAAGTTCATCCATATCATTTTTGCTCTCCCCTATTGGTGTAGTGGTTGCTGCGGTAGTTGGCGCAGGAATTTATATTTACAAAAATTGGGAAAAAGTAAAATCCTTTTTCAGCGGGTTCTTAAATGGATTGCAATCAGGATTACAGCCTGTCATCGACAAATTCAAACCGTTTGTCGGCTGGATTGAAAGTGTATTTAACTGGTTTACAAATCTTCTTTCGCCAATCCAAAGCACAAAAGAAGATTTAGATGCCGCCGCAAGCGCAGGTAAACAATTTGGTGAATGGGTCGCTTTTGGCATTGATTTAGCATTAAAACCACTCCAACTATTAATTGATGGCGTGAAGTGGTTGATTGATAATCTACCTAAAATCAATGAGCAAAATCAAAAAGCCAAAGCATTAAAAGAAGAAACCATGAAAGCCGCGTTTGGAAATGGCGTGCTTGGTCAAACCATGGCCGCAATGGCAGATATTCCAGAATACGCAACAGGCGGTTACACCGGAAATGGCGGCAAATACCAACCGATGGGCATTGTTCACGGTGGTGAATATGTCATGACAAAAGAAGCCACAAACCGTCTAGGCATCGCCACGCTGAACGCCTTAAATTACGGAAAACAAGCCTTAATTGCGGGCGGTTTAGGTATCGGACTTGCCACAGCCGCACCAATTCAGGTGGATAACAGACCGCCAATTTCAGCACGGCCAAGCATCAGCCAAACCATGCAACCAATGGCGGTCAATATCACCATTAATGCACAAGCAGGGCAAAATGAACGACAAATCGCCCAACTTGTTGCCGCCGAGATTGAACGAATCAACCGACAACAACAAGCAAGGGCTAGAAGTCGAATGACAGATCGAGCATAAAAAATAAAAGGGCGAAAGCCCTTTTTTGTTACCAAGTTTTTCACACTCCCCCACACTCGCAAAATTAAACAAACTCACCAAAAATAAGGGCAATTATTACAAGTAGAAATCCGCCCATGTCAGCCGATAACAACCGCAGAATTGAAAGCATTATCCGATTTGGCTTAATTGCCGAAGTCGATCATGCACAAGCAAAAGCACGGGTAAAGTGCGGTGAAATATTAACGGATTTTATACCATTCATCACACTGCGATCAGGTACAACAAAAACATGGTCGCCGCCAACACAAGGCGAACAATGTGTCATCTTGGCGGCAAGTGGCGAACTGACAACAGCGTGCATCATCACAGGGCTTTACACACAAAACAGCCCAAGCCATTCAGCCGATGAACACGTGATCGAATTTGCCGATGGCGCAAAAATCACCTACAACCAAGCAAACAGCGATTTGGTTGTGACAGGAATAAAAACCGCCAACATCAAAGCCGCGAATGAAATCAATATTGACTGCCACACTGTCAACATTAAAGGTAATGTGAAAATTGACGGAAAAGTGACATCAACAGGCGACATGATAGCGGGCGGAATCAGTCAGATGACACATAAACACAAAGATGTGTCGAAAGGTAAAGATAAAACTGGAGAGCCTGAATAATGAATCGATTTACAGGCGAGAAAATCACAAGCGAAACGGAACACATCAAACAGTCAATTGCAGACATTTTATTGACGCCAATCGGCTCACGTTTACAACGCCGAGATTATGGCAGTCGTATTCCGGAACTCATTGACAGACCAATGAATCACGCTTTGTTGCTCCAAGTTGCCGCAAGTGCGGTGATGGCATTGCACAAATGGGAACCCCGTGTGACGATTAGCCAATTTAAACCACAACTTACAGAAAACGGCATCACTTGCTCAATCGTGGGCAGAACAAGAAATCAAAACAACGTCATCAATTATGATGATGTATGGCTAGGCGGTAAGAATGAGCGAATTAGTTGATTTATCAAAACTGGACGCACCAAAAGTTTTAGAAGATCTCGATTTTGAAACGTTGCTTGCGGAAAGAAAACAAGAATTCATCAATCTATTTGATAAATCAGAACGCCCATTTTGGCAGTCTAGATTGAGCCTAGAAAGCGAACCAATTACAAAACTTTTACAAGAAGTCGTGTATTTGCAACTCCTTGAACGCACCCGCATTAATCAAGCGGCACAAGCAACAATGCTTGCTTATGCAACAGGAAGTGATTTGGATGTGATTGCGGCTAACTACAACGTAAAACGCCTACTTATCCAAGCAGAAGATAATACGACAACCCCACCAAAGCCAGCAATCTATGAAGATGATGCGGAGTTACGATTAAGAACACAGCTTGCCTTTGAAGGAATGTCAGTGGCAGGACCAAGAAGCGCTTATGTGTTCCACGCCTTATCAGCTCACGCTGATGTGGCGGATGTGTCCGTCGTTTCACCTGAACCCGCCAATGTTACCGTCACTATTTTAAGCCGAACAGGACAAGGCGTCGCAAGTGAAACCGTATTAAAAGCCGTCCGCGAAAGATTGAACGATGAAAACATCCGACCAATCGGGGATCGTGTAACAGTGCAAAGTGCAGTAATCCAAACCTACGAAATACGAGCTAAATTGCATTTATATCGCGGTCCCGAATATGAAGCGATAAAAGCAGAAGCGATGAAAAAACTCAACGCATACGCTGCAGAAAAACGCAGACTAGGGCGAGATATTAGCTTGTCGGGAATTTATGCTGCACTACACCTTGAAGGCGTTCAACGAGTGGAATTACTCGCACCAACAGCCGATATTGTTTTGCCTAGCTCAAAATCAGGCTATTGCACAAATATTAATATTGAGATTGTAGTAAGTGATGATTACTAGCCACCTATTGCCAACAGGCTCAACAAAACTGGAAAAACGAGCCGCAGAAATTTTAAAAAGCGCGGTTGAAAATCCAGTCATTATTGCTGATTTGATCAACCCTGACAGATGTCCATCGGAGCTTCTTTCCTACTTGGCATGGGCGTTTTCGGTGGATAAATGGGACGAGGATTGGAGCGAAGAAGTCAAACGCATCGCAATTAAACAATCTTTTTTTGTGCATAAACACAAAGGCACCATTGCCGCCGTGAAACGAGTGATCGAACCAATAGGCTATCTTGTTGAATTAAAAGAATGGTTCAATCAAAAACCACAAGCCAAAGCAGGCACATTTAGCATCACAGTTGAAGTGACGGAAACAGGATTGAACGAGCAAACTTATAACGAATTAGTGCGATTAATCAATGATGTAAAACCTGTTTCACGCCATTTGTCACAGCTCTCCATCGCCATTTCACCAACTGGCACAATGAACACATTTTTTGGGCAACAAACAGGCGAAATCGTCAGCGTTTACCCTATTTAAGGATTTATATGACAGCACAATATTTCACAGTATTAACAGACTATGGCACACAAGCTTTTGCCAAAGCCATCGCAACCAATCAACCAATTCAATTTTCAAGCTTTGCCGTGGGAGATGGTAACGGTCAAGCCGTTACCCCAACTGCAGACCGTACAGCGTTAGTGAAAGAGATATACCGAGCCAATGTCAGTGCCGTGTCACTCGATCCACGCAACAATAAGCAAATCATTATTGAATTGACCATTCCGGAAGATGTGGGCGGGTTTTATATCCGAGAAATGGGGGTTTTCGATAGCACAAACAAATTAGTGGCTTATGCCAATGCGCCTGAAAGCTTTAAACCAACACTAGAAAGCGGAAGCGGCAAAGTGCAAGTGTTGCGGATGATTTTAAAAGTCAGCAATTCTCAAGCCGTCACTTTAAGTATTGATAATTCCGTGATTTTTGTCACACGTCAGCAACTTAACCCGAAAAAAATCACATCATCAACCAAAAATGGATTTGATGAAAGCGGGCATACACACGAAATCGAAAAAGCCGACACAACAAAAGCGGGGATTGTGCAACTCACCGATGACACAGGACTTGACAGCGACAAGTTAGGATTATCAGCAAGAGCCGGTAAAAAACTTGCACAGCTAATCAGCACAGTTCAACTCGCACTTGGTAATTACATTCCAAACAACAAAAAATCAAATTCAGTCACTAGCAACAGTAGTGAGGATGTGGCTACATCGTCAGCAGTCAAGACAGCTTATGACAAAGCCATTGAAGCCAATAACAATGCGAATAATCGTGTATCCAAAACAGGCGATGAAATGTCTGGCAGTTTAAGGGCTAACGGGTTTTCGGCTAAAGAAAATTATGGTGCATTTGAAATTTTTAACTCAAATGAAACGCTCCGTATTGAAAAAGAAGCACAGAATTTTAAATTCTGTCGGCGCATGCCGGGCAAATCGGATGTGACCAATTATATGCCTTTAACATCAGGACGATTAGCCCTAGAAGACGATGTTAACAGGAAAGTATCTAAATCTGGTGATGATATCCAGTGGCTAAATGTTAAAAGAGGGCATGCGTGGTTAAATGTTACCAGCACCGCGCACGGGAGTTCGGCAATTGATTTTACCAATTCCAACGGCCGCCATGCTCAAGTATCCATTGAGGCAGTAGACATTGGCGGCTGGGCAGATGAATTAAGATTACATGCTACCCCACCGGGCGAAAACTACGATACTGATCGACGGCAACACATAGCCACATTTTCGCCAATCGGCGATGTGTGGACTAAGACATATGGTTGGCTGCATGAGTTTTACGCAAAACAATCAGACAACAATAACATTTGGACCGAGCTAAATAACACATATAGAAAAAGTCGCTTTGGCTATAGATGGTATCCCAATCACTATGAAGGCGCACAAGTTATTGATATTCCGACTAGCGATAATAGCGTGATCCGCATTACCACCATGGGAGTAACGATTGAAGGAAATCAAACAATCAATCTACCTGAACAATATAATGGTTTCACAAAAGTCGTTGCCACGGATGTTGGAGGTGGGCGGCATGCCGTTGGAATAAGGATGGAAGGAAATAATCGAATCGTTATAGATAATGGGGGTCGAACTGGGCTAAATATCATTGTTATAGGACACTTTGGATGGTAAGTATGATGTTATTCAACATTAAAACAAAAATCTTTGCCCCAGACTACCTTATTACAGAGGGGCACAGTCAAGAATGGTTTGAAGTTAATCAGGATGAAATTGATGGAATTTCCGCAAGCATTACAGGCGGTGGCGAAGTATGGTTGGAAAATGGTGCTATTAAATATTCTGGAAAATCACCTAGTGAATACCATGTTTTTGACTCTAAATCGAAATCTTTTAAGGTGTCGAATGATAAGAAAACAGAGTTTGCTAAGCGTAAAAAAGAAAATCTACTTAACATTCTAGCGGATAAGGCAGACAAGATTAAAAATGACTTACTTGCAGGCTATCCACAAACAGAGATTGAGAGCTTTTACCGCCAAGAGAAAGAGGCGTTAGCGTGGCAGGCAAACAATAAAGCAGATACGCCAATGCTTAAACAAATTGCACGAATTAGAAATATTCCTTTTGAAGTTTTAGTACAAAAGGTTATTGAGAAGTCAGAGCAATTCGCCCTTGCGGTCGGTGTGATTATTGGGCAAAGACAGGCGTTTGAAGATCGTTTGCTTGCCACGAAAACACTAGAAGAACTCACCGCACTTGAAAAGGAAATTGAAGAATGGAAATTCCAAGCAAATTAAAACTCTACGCTTATCACAACATCATCGCTATTGATCAGTTGTTTAACGCCTTAACGGGTGGCGCCGCAGACGAAACATTATCAAGTCGAACCTATCGTGGAGCCATATTAACAGAGCAACCGAAAAAACGGTGGCGTGTACTCTATCGGTTTGTCAATGGATTATTTAGAGATAAAAACCATTGTAAAACAGCCTACGAAAGCGAAATAAACGGCAAACAGCGGGATTATCGGTTCAATCAAGGGATTACCAAATGAGTGAAATAATTTTTGATTGGATCCGTGGGGATGATGAATTCGAAACGCTCATTTTTAATAATGACGACGATACCCCAATGGACTTTACAGGGAGCCAATTTGATTTGCATATTGTGCCGGAACGAAGTCAATCCGAAACCATTAAACTATCAACATCAAATGGCTTAACCGTTAAAGAAAACGAAATCACGCTGCACGTATCGCACGATCAAACAGAAAATGCAGATTGGGCGGTGGCAAGTTGGGATTTGCAACAAACTGACAAAAACGGATTAATTAGCACACTTTGCGGTGGAAAAGTGCGGTTAAAACGGGATATTACAAGGGGGTGAAATGTGTATAAAGACTAAGGCGAAAGCCAAACACAAAGTGACACTTAAACCTAAACAACAGCACAAAATCACCGTCCAAAAAGGTTATGCCAATATTGGCGGTGATCTTGATGCAAGCAAATTTCCAAACATCAACGAATTAATTATTCACTACAACATCGGAGCGCTTTAATGGCAAGACAAGAATTTAATCAAACCATAACAGAATTCGCTGAATTTGTCGGCATGAAAGATAAAGAGATTGTAAAGCTTATCGGGGCTATGCAAAGTCTGACAACATCTCAGAAAGATACGATTGTTGGTGCAATCAATGAGATGAATCAGCGAATCAACAGTCTATCAAGTAATGCGGCCGGCATTAATGATAGCGCAACAAATGAAACAGCAACATTGTCGGCCAAGAAAATTCTTGAGCTTTTAAACCAAGCGAAAGCCGATGTCAAAAATGAGCTTTTAGGCGGTCAAGTTGACGCGAGCATTGACACAATCAAAGAGCTTGGCGATATGTTGAAGAACATTCAAACAGGCGAAGATGGCTTAAATAAATTGGTTCAAAAAATAACTCAAACCAACCAATCATTGGCACTTCTTGTTGGTAAATTTACAGTGTTAGATGGAATTAACCTTAAAGAAGCCTACAATAGAGGATATAACCGATAATGGGATTTGATACATCAGTCAAAGATTTTGCCGAATTTATGGGGAGTGAAGTTAGACGAGTTGAGAATAAAATTCCGACTGGCATTTCTGCACAACCTACAAATTCTAATATCATCACTGGAGACGGCAGACCCGATAAACCTGACACAACAAGGTTTCTTAATGGGTCTAACGTTTATGAAAATAAGATTAAAGGTAATGAGCCAAACGGAACTTTTTATAACTCAACAAACGGTGCAGGCGTTGGAGCATACCTATGGCAAAAGCAAAATGGACAGTGGACTGTTATATCGGGTGATACAGGTATTAGACGACTATCTAACATTTCTGTAAATATTAAAGAAGGGGCTATTCATTTAAGACGAGTGAATAACAGAGTTGAGTGTTCTTTCTATGCGGGGCGTTGGGACACTATTTCTTTTTACGGGAGCAGTAATCCTAAATTCACGAGGAAAAATCACGCCAAGCGAATGGATATTTTACCCCCTCCGAGAATACCAGTTGGCTTCCGTACACGCACGCCTATTATGCTTCCGTTTTATAGCGATGACGGCGATGAAATTGCTACTGTATATGTTGCTAGTATAGGCGATAGAGCTTATATTGAGTTAAGATTTAGGGATAAAGTACCAACAACAGACCTTGATTATATGCGTCTTCCAGTCGTCAGTTGGATAACTGACGACCCATTCCCTGAAGTTCTGCCTTAATTTAAATAAAATGCGGTCAATTTTGGCCGCATTTTGTTACCCCGTTTTTCACACTTCCAACCGCTCGCACTGCCACATTCTCTCGATCACAATAAAGACATTATTTAACCAATAGAAACCATAGGGCTAAAATATGTCTGATGAATATCTCCATGGGGTCAAGGTAACGGAAATTGCCGAAGCCTTGCGAACACTCACCACATCATCCACTGCCGTGATCGGTTTAGTGGCAACGGCAGCAGATGCAGATGCAACTGTTTTCCCACTCAATAAACCCACTCTTTTAACAGGTATTACCGCCGAAGTTCAAGCAAAAGCGGGTAAACAAGGCACATTATCCCGTGCGTTAGATGGCATTGCGGACATCGTGAATTGTAAAGTGGTCGTCATTCGTGTGGAAGAAAGCGATGACGAAAGCACAATGAAAGCAAACGTCATCGGCACGGTGGACAGCGACGGCAATTACACTGGCTTAAAAGCGTTTTTAGTCTCTGCTGCCGTTTGTGGCGTGAAACCACGTATTTTCTGCGTGCCGAAGTATGACAGCCAAGATGTCACCACCGAGCTTTTAAGCGTGGCGAAAAAACTGAATGGATTTGTGTATGCATCGTGCGCAACAGCAAAAACCAAAGAAGAAGCGGTCACTTATCGCCGTAATTTCTCACAGCGTGAATTAATGCTGATTTTCGGTGACTTCTTATCGTTCAACCCGAACACCAAAGCAACCGAAGTGGATTATGCAGTCGTCCGTGCAGCAGCAATGCGTGCGTATCAAGATAAAGAATACGGCTGGCACACTTGCATTTCTAACAAAGGTTTTACTGGCGTCACTGGCGTGACTAAACCACTTTCATTTGACATTAACGACAGTGCGACCGATGTCAACTATCTGAACGAACAAGGCATCACTTGTTGCGTCAATCACAATGGCTTCAAATTATGGGGCTTGCGCACCTGTTCAGCCGACAAGTTATTCATCTACGAAAACTACACCCGCACCGCACAAGTGTTGAAAGACACTATCGCACAATCATTTGATTGGGCAGTGGATAAAAACATCAGTGTGATGTTGGTGAAAGAAATCGTGGAAGCGATCAATGCAAAATGGCGTGAATATGTGGCGAAAGGTTACTTAGTCGGTGGTAAAGCATTTATCAATTCATCACTGAACACTGCCGCCACATTAAAAGATGCAAAATTGCTTGTGCCTTATGATTACTGCCCTGTTCCGCCATTAGAACAATTAGGCTTTAACCAATACATCAGCGATGAATACCTTGTGGAATTCGCCGCAGAGATTGCCAAAGTAGGAGCATAACAAATGGCTTTACCACGTAAATTAAAACTCATGAACTTCTTGGCTGACGGTAATTCTTACCGTGGCCAAGTCACCGAAATTACCCAACCTAAATTGGCCATGAAACTGGAAGAATACCGTGCAGGCGGCATGATTGGTCCAGTGAAAGTTAATTTAGGTGTGGAAGGCTTAGAGGCGCAATTCAAAATGGGCGGTTATATGACCGAACTCATTAAAGAATTTGGCGGCAAAATTGACGGTTCAGCATTACGTTTTGCGGGAGCATATCAACAAGACGATACAGAAGAAGTCACAGCCATTGAATTGATTATGCGTGGTCGTTTCAGCGAAATTGACAACGGCACAAGCAAATCAGGCGATGACACCGAACAAAGCTACACCGTGCCATTAACCTATTACAAAATCATCGAAAACGGCAAAGATTTGGTCGAGATTGATTTGCTCAACTCAATCTTTATTGTCGGCGGCACTGACCGCTTGGCAGAACACCGTTCAGCGATTGGCATCTAATCACCACATAGCCCCGCAAGGGGCTTTTATTAAATCACTCACCCACGCTTAAGCGTGGCATTTTTAAAGGTATAAAAAATGAAAAACGAAAACAGCAAAGTGATCACATTAACCAATCCACTTGTGCGTGGCGAAAACAAAATCACCGAAATCACCGTCAACAAACCCACCGTGCCGGCATTAAAAGGCTTGAAAATGTTTGACGTGTTACAAATGGACGTGGACGCATTACAAGTGTTATTAACACGCGTGACAAATCCTGTGTTGCATAAATCAGACTTTTCCACAATGGAAGTGGCAGACTTCACCGAGCTTGCGGCGGTGGCTGTCGGTTTTTTAGGGAAGAATTCGGAAGCGGAAGCGACCGAATAATGATTGCCGCCACGGTCGAAGATGCCATGGCGGACATTGCACTGATTTTCCATTGGCAACCACAAGCCTTTGAGCAAATGACATTTGCCGAATTAATGACATGGCGAGAAAAAGCAAGGGAACGAAATGAAACAGAAACTGATTGATTATTTATTAAATATGCCACGGCATATTGTATGGCGTGGAATCTTTATCCTTTCCATCTCATTTTGGTTGCTTGTGATTTTCGGCATTGCATTTCTCTTTCGCTAATTCATCAAGTGCGGTCAGAAATCACGGGATTTTTTGACCGCACTTTTCTTTAGGATAAAACATGAAATCAATTCTAATCTTCTTTTTCTATTTTTTATCGCTCATCGCCGTCACAGGGTACGCCACGTTTTTGATGTATCACAACATTGATGGGTGGGGTTGGATTATTTCTATTGATATTTTATTGGTGACAAAGACAATCGAAATTACGGGTGGTAAATAATGTTTCAAAACTTTGCTTTAGCCGCACTTGGAATGTTTGTGTTTACACGGCAAACCGTGCCTTTCCAAAGCTTAGACCGCACATCAACGTGGCGACATCCAACCAATGCGATTGTGGGCGCAATGCCGAAATCACAATTCACCGGAAAGGAAAGCGAAACCGTGACAATCGGCGGACGACTTATCCCCGAAATCACAGGCGGAAGGTTTTCCATTAAAGCGTTGGAATTAATGGCAGACAGTGGCGGTGCCTTTCCACTGATTGACGGTGCAACCTTTGAGATTATTGGCTTTTTTGTGATTGAAAACATCCAAGAAACCCGCACAGAATTCTTTGGCGATGGCGCACCACGTGCCATTGACTTCACCATGAATTTAAAACGCACTGACGATCCGATGTTGATTGCCATTGCAGACAGTTTAATGAGTAATCTGTAATGTTAGGCTTAGATTTTAACGACAATCACCGCACACCCGCTTTTAAAGCGGTGATCACCACGAAAGACAACAAACAGCAAGACATCACGCAAGTGGTATCAAGCCGATTGATTAATTTGTCTTTAACCGATAACCGCGGCTTAGAAGCGGACATGCTCGACTTAGAATTATCCGACCATGACGGCAAACTGGCTTTACCGCCACGCAATGCCATAATCAGCCTTGCACTGGGTTGGAAAGGAAAACCGCTTATTGAGAAAGGCAAATATTCAGTGGATGAAGTGCAGTTTTCTGGCGGAGCATCATCTGCTGATAAGCTCACCATTCGGGCAAGAGCCGCAGATTTAAAAGGCACGTTCACTGAACAGAAAGAGCGGTCATTTCATCAAAAGAAATTGGGCGAAATCGTCAACGAAATTGCACAGGGGAACAAGCTCAAAAGCCAAGTGGCAAAAGAGCTTGCAAGCCGCTTAATCGACCACATCGACCAAACCAACGAAAGCGACATCAATTTGCTGACACGCCTTGCGGAAGAACACGGGGCAATGTGTACGGTGAAAAATGGCACGTTGCTATTTATGCCATTAGGCAAAGGAAAAACCGCCACAGGGAAAGATATTCCACTGCGTAAAATCATCCGCAAGAATGGCGACAACTACAATTTTTCCATTGCTGAAAGTGAAAACTACAAAGCCGTGCGGGCGTATTGGCACGATACGGACAGCGGCAAGCGTGGCGAAGTGACAGTTGATGAAAACACCAAGATTGTGAAAAAACAGCGTATGACGAAAGGCAGAACGCTGAAAAACGGCACAGTGAAAGGTAGTCGATTAAGCAAACGCAAATACAACGAAATTGAGCAACAAGAACCCATTACAAGTGACAGTTCTCAAATAAAATCACTGCGACACACCTATGCAAGCGAGAAAACTGCCATTACTGCCGCCAAATCCGCCTTTGATAAGCTAAAACGTGGCGTGGCCACATTTAGTCTTAATCTCGCCTTTGGTGAACCTGATTTAATGCCAGAAACGCCGATTTCGCTTTCAGGATTTAAAGCAGAAATTGACGCCACAAATTGGCTGATCACAAGAGTGACGCACAATCTTTCAGACGGCGGCTTTACCAGTCAGATTGAATGCGAATTGAAAGTGGAAGATGAAGAAGTGGACGTGAAAAAGGAGAAAAAATAAAATGGGAATCGTAAAAAGCGTCGTTTTTCATTCAAACGGCACATTTTTTAATATAGACAGCCAAGCCGAAGGGCTTTGCTTGGATTTAGGCAAAAACATTGGCGTGGCTGTACTAGAGAAATGCGGAACAGAACGTAGCTATACTACATATAAAATTATAAGAATAATGACGGCAAATAGCCCACTCCCTTATTCACTAATTCAGTCAGGATTTGTTTTATGGCATCGGCAGGAAGCGATTTTAGTTGATCAATCATTTTCTGCTTATCGCTCGGCTTTAGGCTTGAACCATCAATCACAGAGATAAGCAATTCAACTGCACTAGGGTGTAATTTAACGGTGGATACGTTCAAAATAGCGGATAATCCACCGTCATCTTCTATAAAATCAATGCCTGTGTGCGTTATACGATAACTTGGCCCATTTTTCTCTAATAATCCATGTGCGCTTAGATAAGTCAAATTTTCTCGTAGATGTTTGATTTTTTCAGCATCTACTTTTATATCCCAAAAAGCATCAAATGATTCAGCAGGATCAGGATATTCAACACCGTCAATGCAAGCAGAATAAATTAAGCGTTCTTCAAGAAACTTATCATAATAAGATTTTAAAAAATACAAAGCACGATTTTGCAAAGTTCTATCTATGTTCATTAAATACCACTATATCTATTTAATTCAGAGTCATCATTCATTTGGAATAGAGCTTTTATATCATTCTTAACGTCACACAAAATCAAATGATTCAAACGATTATAAATCTCTTCATGAGTATCAAACGCTCTTATATAGTCAAGAGTTCCATTTATGTCTCTCTTTCCTGTTTTTTCAAAAATGATGTCCCAAAGTCGATTTTTAAGTTCATCCATATTAGGTATGCAATTCTTCTCATTTGAATGAACAAGGTAAGTATTCCTGTATTTTTTTAGGCTATCAGAATAATAAACCTTAATGAATTTATTTAATTCATTTCTAGATTCTTCAGATAATTCTTTCACGATTACTTGATTTGAGCGTATTGCTTCTGAAATCCGACAAACATTTAGTAGAACAACACCTAAACACATTTTTATTGTTCTTGTTACAGCCTCTTTACTTGAGCCTTCACGCATTCCTTTAAGAATGCTACACGCTACTCCTATATCGAGAATGCAATCCTGAAGATAAAAATAAAAATTAACAAATTTCTTCTTATCTAAATTAGTGTTATTAGTCGTTTTTTCACTTCTATCCACAAATACTCTCACAAGGCACACCATCGTGGTCACGGTCAAGTTTGTGCATGCCGCATTCTCTTAAATGAAATTTAGCATCATCGCAATTATCCATGTCCTTACAAGTACGTTTTCCATCACTGCAACTAAACTGTTCCGCATCCGCTTTTTTGCTTTTGGCAAAGGTTACTGTTGAGAAAGCAAGGGAAAGTGCGGTTAGAATTAAACAAAGTGATTTCATCTCTAACGCTCCGAAACATAGCTATCAAATGGGTATTGTTTTTTCGCTTCTTCGCTATTAAGTTTGCCAACATTTTCGCAGTATTGCTTCACATCTGTTTCAAAATTAAAGCTACGCGTATAATGCTTATTCATAATCATGACACGCTTTAGATCTAATTTTTTAGCAAACTTTTTATCTAAATAGGTTTCATAACAAATACCATGTACAACACTTTCTAGCATCTGTTTGCCGATTTCGTCGCGGTTAAATGTCACTGATAAAAAACTTCCTTGCAGTTCTGCCTCAAGAATATCTAACCCACTCAACGCTTTCTTATAGGTTGGCGGGAAATTATCAGCAAAAGCCGAAGATGAAATAGATAAAAGTGCGGTGAAAATTAGCAGTGATTTTTTCATTATGGTTTCCTTAGGTTTGTTTTATTAAAATCAATCACCACTTCCGCCACTTCATCGGCATGCTGAAAACCACACGACCGTGGATAAATACATCGTCATCTTGCGTGAATGTCCATTCTTTGTATGTTGGGTTGTCGGAAATGACGAGCATTTCTTTTCCCACTTTTTGCAAACGCTTGATGAATGTTTGGCCGTCAAAGGTGAACACATAAAGCCCATCGGCGGCAAAGTAATTTTCGGAAATATCCACATAAAGCAAATCACCGCTTTCAAGGGTTGGCGCCATGCTATCCCCTTTCACTGTGATCAACTTCAAATGTTTTGCATCAGCACGTCCAAATTGTTGACGGAAGAACGTTAAATCAAATTCTTGTGAAAGCAAGCCTTGTTCGGTTGGGCTTAAATACGCCCCGTTTCCGGCACTCGCTTCCACGTCCAAAATATCAATCCGCACTGTGTTTGGATTTTGCGGTTCGCTCACTTCTACAATGCGATAAGACGGATCAGGGTCGCCTTCACCTGTTTTTAACCAATGCGGGTCAACATTAAGTGCGGTCGCAATTTCTAAGATTTTTTTAGGGTTTCTAGTTTCGCCGCTCAAAATCTTAAAAACAGAAGGCTGCTTAATGCCGATTAATCTTGCCAATTCCGCTTGGGATATGCCTTTTTCATTCATTAATGAAGTTAAACGTTCAGATAAAGTCGCCATAATTTCTCCTATACTTTGATTTTATAACTAAAACTATAGAAAATAAATTTTCATTTAGCTATTGACTATAGATAGTTAAACCTATAATCTATAGCTAAAACTTAGTTAAGGGAAATTCTTTATGAATATTTTTATAGTTAAAGCAATAGAAAAAACAGGCGGACAATCAGCACTAGCTAAAAAATGCGGCGTTAGTCAGCCAACAGTAAATCAGTGGCTAAAAGGTGGAAAAATGGATGTTAAATATATTCCCGCCATTATCAAAGCAACAGAAGGCAAAGTAAGAGCCGAAGATTTACGCCCTGATGTTGATTGGGCAGTGATTAGAAACAGTTAAGGTGGTGTGTATGGGGTTAGAGATTCTATGCAAAAAATGTGGCAGTCACAATATTGGCGAGCTTGAATTCAGTCGTGAATATTTATTCTGCCACAACTGCGAATCAGTCATAAAAATGGACGGAACGCCTTTAGCCATTCAGCAGGAATCTGACCAGTCAAAACAAGCTGAATTTCAGAATCCGCAAACTGCGGAAGTTGGCGGTAAGCCTTCAACAACGCCAATGCCGCTGATGGTTGGTTTTGTTCCAGCAGATAAGCTAGGGCTTGCTTTAACTTCAGTTCAAAAAAACGCTGGGCTTCGTTCACTCTTGGAAATAGCAGATGAAATTGATCAGTTGCTACTTTTAACCGATGAGCAGGATTCGGACTCACTTGCATTGCGGAAACTAAAGCGAGCATTGACAAGAAAGCAGTTGGCTCAAGTTCGGGAGGAAATCGCCACGCTGCAAAAAGCTGTGCAAGTGGAGATGGGGGAAGATTACTGGCGCTGGAATTGGAAGTAGTGTGTTCTAGCATAGTGATTCCTTAATTTGTTAAGTAAATAATTTAAGTATAACAAAAGGTGGTAAATAGTGAACGTAGATCATAAATGCGCAAATTGCGGAAGTAACAACATCCGTGTGCGAACTTCCGAAAAAATCGGTTTATTGTCAATCGATGTATTGGCTTACTGCAACAACTGCGGCACAGAATTAAGAGTGCAAAGCCAAATTACAAGAGTAAGAACGCCAATCTATAACGACCGCCCAGAAGCATTAAGTGCTAATAAGCCGTTAAATCAGATTGACGAGCGTCAGCAAGAAATCGACATCTAGTCTTTAATTTCCATCAAGATTTTTAAAAACAGTCGTTTGAAGAAATTCATGCGACAGGATTTTTGCAACCAAAATTTAGGGAGAACAAGAAAATGTCACGTAAAAACTATGTGTACGACAACGGGAAAACACACAAAGAACGTGTGAATGTGTATCAGTTAGAAAAACGTGTAAAAGCGTTGGAAGTACAGAACCAAGCCATTAAACGTCATCTTCAACATCAAATCGGCTTAAACCAACAACAAGTGCTATTGAATGAAACACTTTCCGACCGTGTGGCACTGCTTGAAAAAGCCAGTTGGAACAAGCAAGGGATGTTTGGTCGTTGGTTAAGTTGGGTTCAAGGTAAATAAGCAAGGGGGCGTGTGATGTACGTTTCAGGCAAAGAAAGTGCGGCAGCAAAATTCTGCAAAGAAAATCAAATTGCGGTTGAACAGGTGCAAAGTTGGGGCGATTGCCGCCACGTTATCGGCAAAAGTCGCTATCGCGTGGAATACGCTTTCAGCAACCTTTCACAAGGCGAAAGAGAAATCCTGTTGGCAATGGCAGAACTCGACATCAATGATTTAGTTAGCACCACATTTTCAGGCGAGAAACTACACCACTACACCGAAAACGGACAACGCAAAATCGCCAAGGCGTTTCGCAAAGTGCGGTTGATTTCGGGAATGTTTCCGAAAGGCATTACCGAACGCGAATTCACATTGATTGATAAAGCATTGAATTAGGGGGAAGTATGGCAACCGTTATTTTAAGCCGTGGCGCATTGAGCATTGTGGCAAAGGAATATTATCAAAAACTCGATAAGGCACAGGAAAAATTATTCGCTTACATCTATCACTTAGACAAAGGCGATGAAGAGCAAGCAAGACAAGCATTTAATGAATTTATTGAAAACGGCGACTTGGCGACAAAAGCACGCCAAATCTTTTTACAAAAATACAGAGATTGGGAGCAATGGCAAGCCAATCCACGGAGAAAAACAGCATGAGAACAAAATTCATCGCCTTTAGAACGGCAAGCGAAACTGCCGCAGAAGCAGAACGTGCAGAACAATTTTTAAAAGCCGCACAGTTTTGGCGCAAAGCCTATCAGTTAGCACCAAGTACACCGGATGAAGATTGGTGCTTTGCACGTGCAGATCGTTGTTTTAAAGCCGCCATTGATACAGGCGCAATCAAGGTAAGAAAAAGCAGACAGTTAGATTTCAATGATTTTTTGGAGAAAGGCAATGAGTGATTTTTTCATTGGATTAGCGGTGGCGATGTTGGGATGTTTTATGGCTGCCGCCTTATTAGATGCCGCCTTGTGTTGGTTGGTGAATTGGATAAGCAAACACTTTTAGGGAGAAAAAAAATGAATACTGATATTTACATCAATTTAGATTGCGGGGCGGAATTGCAAATCACCAAGATTGGCGACCGCTTTCAAGTGTTAGAAATCGTGTCAGAAAGTGACGGTTGGCGAAAACAAAAAGCAAGAGTGATTGGGCGATTACATAACACAATTATTGGCGCAGTGAACGAAGTCCGCAACTTTGCCTTAGCACAATATGAAGTGCTTTCACTCACTGAAATGGAAAGTGCGATCAACTCAACCAATCAAGCCATTAAAGATTACTTTGATCAGCACAATGAATATTTAGCAAACTTACAAAGAGCATAGAAATAAAATGATGAACTGGGAGCAACAACGAGACAATAACATCGCTAAACGTGATTCAGCGATGGAAGAAGCTCGTTTGGCAAGAATGGAAAGTGCGGCTAAAACTAACCGCACTTTAGACTTGCCGCAAGCAACTGCCGCACAAATTGAGCTGTTTGCGGTTGCTCCTAATCATTTTGATTATGTTGAAAAACTGCTTTCAGATTTACCACGCAAACGCCAACGTGAACACTTCCGCAATGTATGGTTGCGTGCTTATCGCAGTGTGAAAGATGATGGGTCAATTAGTTTTAGCTTAGGCAATAAACAAGCCCGCATTGCAAACACAACCTTGCGTGATGTGTTGACAAATCGTTTGGAAGCCGTTTTTGAGCAATATCGCATTTCTGTTTCGTGGTTGCTTGAACGCAAACACTATTCTGCCAACTTGGCCATGCAAAAGCCTGTGGATAGTCAAGGCTTGCATTTTTATCTATTAGGCGAACGCCAATTAAAAGAAATCGCCTACAAACTCGCCTTGCACTTCAACGGATTGCAAAGCGATTTTGTGGAAGATTGTGCTAATCAAAAAGCCGTTGGGCTATTAAGTGCGGTCGATTTTTCACGTTTAAGCAGTGAACTGCACCGCCTTTGTGCTGATGTTTGCAAAAACATTGGCTTTCCACTTAAAAGCCAACACCGCCTTGAAGAAGGGAAACGTCTTTCTGTGCAACAACAAGAAGGTGAATTGTTGCGTGTGGTATGCGAAAAATACTGGTTTCGCACATTACGCAGCACGCAAAAACGCCTTATCGAGCATTTGGCTATTGGTTGCGGTGAAGTGTCGGCAAAAGTCAGCCCTTACATTTCAACAGGCGCATTGAGCGATTACCGCAATCAACAAAAAGCCAATCTGGAATATTTAAAACAGATGATTATTGAAAACATTGACGATCCATCCGAACAGGTGGAATTGATGGCGATGTGGCAAAAATCTTCCGGTAATCCCGCGATTCGTTTTAACGAGATGATGAACCGCTTGCGTGGCGTGGACGAATGGGCAACTGAAAAAGGCTATGTTTCATTATTCTTAACCATGACCGCCCCTTCATCTTTCCATGCAACCCATAACAACGGCACAAATAACAAGAAATGGAAAGGTGCAGACCCACGCACAACCCACGCTTATTTAAGCAAAAATTGGGCGCAGTTGCGTGCCTTGTTCGCTAAACGTGGCATTGGCTTTTTTGGCATGCGTGGCGTTGAACCGCACCATGACGCCACTCCACACTGGCATTTGCTTGTGTATGTGAAAGCGGAAGATAAAGAAGAAGTGATCCGTTTATTTAAATCAAAAGCTTTAGAGTTAGACGGCGATGAATTCGGGGCGAAAAAACACCGTTGCAGAGTAGATGAAATTGACCCTGCAAAAGGTTCTGCCGTTTCTTATATTGCGAAATACATTGCTAAAAACATTTATGCGGGCAATCAGAAAGACGAAACATCGGACGAAGTGGAAGGGTTGAAACTTGACGAAAACGTGCAACGTGTGCGTGCGTGGGCGAACCTTTGGGGCATTCGTCAATTCCAGTTTTACGGCAACCCGCCAATTTCTGTATGGCGTGAATTACGCAAATTAGAGAAATGGCAGTTAGATGATGTTGATGATAAGACCATTGCAGACGCGCAAGCGGTTTGTGATGTGTCTTGTTTTGCAAGCTATTTAGAGTTGCAAGGGGGCGCAATGGCTAAACGTGAAGATCAGCCGTTATGCGTGGAATATGAAGAAAGTGAGCCAAACCAATACGGCGAAACAAGAAAGAAAATTGTGGGGGTGAAAAACCGTTTCAGTTTAGCAAGCATAAGAACCAAACTTAAAAATTGGGTTATCAAAAAAGGCACAGTGGCAGATGTTGCACCTGATGCCAATGCGGAGACCACCGAAACAAACAAGGAGCGTAGCGACGCTTGGACTTGTGTCAGTAACTGTAACCGTTCAGAAATTGAACAAAAGGTAAAAAATGCACTTTTACCTGTCGGATTTATGATTAATAGCTCGCAAATTGATCTATTAATGAAATATAAACGGTTACGGATTAATGACTTTCAGTGGATTTGTTATGAAAACGACAACGTTTTCATCAAAGAAGAAAAAATCCCGCTCTTTTCTGTTAAAAAATTTAGTCAGAAAGTGACTGGATTTTGGGAAAGATTGGGGAAAATGTAGGTGAATTATGGAAGAAAAAACAATAAAACCAACAACAAAACCTGTTTCTATGAAATACGGGAGAAAAATTATTCAAATTGCTTATGGTGTGTCAAATGCTTTTGACCATGAAGTAGATCAAATGGAAACAGAAAGCGGATTATTTGCATTATGTAATGATAATACTATATGGAAATTGGTCTATTTTGACTTACCAAATAGAAAAGGTAATGAATGGATCAAATTGATTGATATTCCACAGGATTAAAGTTAAATATCATGATTGTAATTAAGGAACTTATTCAAGTTATTTATTTTAATGAAAATGATCCACAAGCGGGTGGATTGGCTTTATATAATGATGGCACAGTACGTGACTTAGATTCTTTTAATCGGCAAAGTAAAAAACAACTATCAATAGACAAAATTAACACAAATGAGGCATTAAATGACAACATTAACACAACTTATTGAAAATATCGAAAATTGGGCAGAAGCTCGCAATTTGATTGAGGGGTCTACACCGAAAAAACAATTCATTAAATTAATGGAAGAATTCGGGGAGCTATGCAGTGGCATATCTAAAAATAAAATAGATGTGGTGAAAGATAGCATCGGGGATTGCTTTGTGGTGATGGTGATTTTAAATAAGCAAACTAATAGCAACTTTAATTTTAAGCCTTTGCCATACTTGGCTAGTAAAGGGATTGATGTTTGGATTGAAAAGTGCGTAGCAAAATTTGCAAGCATTTCAGAAAAAATAAATTATACAGGAAAAGCAAACCGCCATTTGGAATATGATTTTGCTTATGCATTATATTGTCTTATCAAAATTTCTAATGAATATGGATTAACCTTAGAAAGCTGTGTGCAAGCGGCATGGGATGAAATCAAAGACCGCAAAGGGCGTATGATTGACGGCGTGTTTGTGAAAGAAGGTGATTTATAATGGAACGTTATTTTTCAATAAAAGAGATCGTGCAGACGGGCATTTGTTCAGAAGCGACAGTGAAACGTTGGATTTCTAGTGGCAAGTTAAAGTCTTATAAATTCGGTCGCTCCCGCAAGATTGCGGAAAGCGACTTGAACGAATACATTAAGACTTGTCGGCAATAATTTCTTTGAATAAACCATTCGCACATTTTTCAACATAGTTGGACCATTCTTGAAACGTCTTTAATCGGTAAGGCAAATATTCCGCCCGATTATAGGCGTTTCGTATTTCATCGGAATTCAAATGGCTTAGGCAAATTTCGATGACTTCTTTATCTAATCCAAGTTCTAGGCGATTATCATTGCAATAGCTGCTGAATAACGACCGTATGCCGTGATTTGTCATGGTGCCTTTGTATTTGCCGCCGTCCATTGTTTTAATCACTTCATTAGGCGTTTGGCTATTGATATGCTTTTCATTTCTCGACTTTGACAAAGTGGACGGGAATAAATATTCCTTATTTGCGTGCTGTTTGATATATGAAAGTAATGTTTCTGCCTGTTTACTTAATGGCACAAGGTGCAATCGCTCCCCTTTCCCGCCTTTTGAAATTTCCACTTGCCACACTTTACCATTGGGCAAATGTTCGTGTTCGATGATGTCAGAATATTTTGCGCTGACGGTTTCGCTCGCCCTTGTGGCGTTGAGTAATCCCCATAAAATCGCAAGGCGAACAGTTTGTGATATGTTGGCCCGTGCAAGGCTGATCATAAATTCCGGTAAGGCTTTGTAATGGATTGACGGGTGATGTTTGTTTTTGTTCACTGCAGGCAGATCATCGCCAAGATATTTCCATTTGTTGTTTTCCCAATATTCAAAACGTTCGGCATATTCGGCGATTGACTTTAAAACTAAATAACGCTTTTTCAATTCAGCCGTTGCGCCTGATTGGCGATAAGGTTCAAGCACAGTCAAGCCGTGTTTTAAAGTCAAATCTTTGAAAGGTACGTTACCAATTAAATCAATGGCGGAATTGACACGTCTTTCGGTATCAATTTTCGTTTTATCTGTGTAATTGCCTTGTTCTTTGCCGATTTTCGCACGATACAAAAGCCATTCATTCGCAACATGGGCAAATGTGCTTTGTTGTTCTTTTAGTGCATCTATGGCTTGTTTACGCTCAAATTCGTGCGGGTCAATCTTATTGGCTAATAGTTGGCGAAATTCTTGCGCTTTTTGGCGGGCATCTTTTAACGATACAGTGGGATAAGTGCCGATGGTTTTTTCAGTGCGTTTTAATGTGTAGGGGCGTTTGTAATTAAACACCCACGTTTTCACCCCGTTGGGCTTGACGACAAGTTTCAGCCCTTCCCCATCGAATAAATAATAGATCTTTTCTGCCGCTTTGGCGTTGTTTACCTGTGCAATAGTTAGCTGTTTGATGATTTTTGCCATGGTAGGAATTTCATAAAATGGTAGTAAGATTTTGCGCAT